AATGAAAAAGCTAAGTATTCAGATGGTTCTTTAATTAAACGAGTTCGGACTTATGGACATAAGGCAAGAACAAAAACATATTACGCAAGTAATTCATAGGAGTAAAAAATGGCTGGATTTAGCGATTATTTAGAAGATAAAGTTTTAGACCATGTATTCGGTGGAAGTGCTTATTCAGCACCAGGCACTCTATATGTTGGTTTATTCACAGCAGCACCTTCAGATACAGGTGGTGGAACAGAATGTTCTGGTGGTTCTTACGCCAGAAAAAGCATGGCAGCTATGACAGTTAGTGGAACATCCCCTACAACTGCAACTAATGGTGCAGCAGTAGAGTTTGTAACAGCAACTGGTGCATGGGGTACAGTTACCCACGTTGGAGTATTTGATGCTGCATCAAGTGGTAACTTAATGGCATGGGCAGAATTAACTGCATCTAAGACAGTAGCAAGCGGTGACGTATTCAGATTCGATGCTGGCGACTTAGATATAACACTAGCTTAATCAATGGCAAGTATTGGCTACGGTCAATATGATTATGGGAAGGCTGATTATGGCACTCCTACATATCACTTTGCGTCTGCAACAATAGCGCAGACTTCAGGGGTAACTGCTGACGGAAGATTAGAGGTTGTTGGATCAGCAACAATCGCTCAAACTTCTGCATTTACTTCTTCAGCTAAATTAGTTAAACCAGGTGCGAGTACCATTGCTCAAACGTCTGGTTTTACTTCAACGGCAAAGGTTGTAAAACTTGGTTCGGCTACCATAGCGCAAACTTCAGGTTTTGCAGCTACGGCCAGACAAATAGATCGAGGAGAAGCAACAATAGCACAAACATCTGGGTTCGCACCTACGGGCCACGTTGTTAAATTGGGTGCAAGCACAATAGCACAAACATCAGCATTTACAGCGACAGGCTTAATTGTTCTTGATGGTGTAGCAACGATTGCACAAACCAGCGGATTTACTTCAGCTGGCGTACTTATTAAAGTTGGAGCATCAACTATTGCTCAAACTTCAGGCTTTACTGCAACTGGTAAATTTATAATTGGAGCTACTTCAACTATAGAAGAAACCAGTAACGTAACAGCTTTAGCTGGCATAATATATGCTGGCACAGCAACCATCGCACAAACCTCTAGTTTTTCTGCGATTGGTAGCATAAAATGGGAGACGCAAACTGTTTCGACAACCACCTTCACGGAACAGACAGTTTCAACTACAACATGGTCTGAACAATCAAACCCATCAACCGATTGGTCAGAAGCAGCATAAAGGATAAGAATTATGGCAGATACAACTACAACAAATTTAAGTTTAACCAAACCAGAGGTCGGAGCATCCACAGATACTTGGGGAACTAAGCTAAATACGGATCTTGACACAATAGATGCACTTTTTAGTTCTACTGGTACATCAGTAGCAATGAACCTAGATGGTGCTGTTATTGACAGTTCTGTTATTGGTGGCAATACAGCTGCTGCTGGAACATTTACAACTTTAGCGGCTACAGGAGCATCCAGTTTAGATTCGTCAGTTATCATAAATGAATCAGGGGCAGATGTAGATTTTAGAGTTGAATCAGATAGCAATACTCACATGCTTTTTGTTGATGGTGGGAATAATCGAGTTGGGATTTGTGGAAGTGTTATTCTTCCGACAAGCATTTTAGAGGTGTCAGAAGCAGTAGCCGCTAGTAGTGGAATTAATAGTTTAGTTACCATTAGTGCAACTGATGGCGGTGTAAATATGGGCGGTGGAGAAGGCCCAGGCATATTATTTAAAATTCCAGACGATGAAACCAATCCTTCGGTAGGCGCACAAATTGGAGCATTTAAAGAAAGTGCAGATGATAGTATTTCAAACACAGGTTTAGCTTTTAGTGTTTCTCAAAATGATGAAACTTTAGATCGTGCAGTCACGATTGATTCTGAGGGAGACGTAGGTATAGGAACAACAGAAACTAGAGCAAAACTTACAAGCTACATAGGGAATGTTACAGGTCAAGGAGTTTTAGCTGATTCAGGATTACATATTGCCAATGGAACAGGTACTAATGCGTTTGGTCAAATCACATTTGGACCAGCCGCACAAACTAACGCTTCTTCTTACATAGGTGAACTGATAGTTGATACTGGTGGCAATACGCACGGAGATTTACTTTTTGGGACTAGAAATGTAACAACTGATACAGCACCAGGAGAAAGAATGCGTATTCAGTCCGATGGAATAGTTCATATTACATCAGGTGCTACTCGTATTGAGCCAACAATAAAACACGGTGGTACAACTGGAGACCTAGCCAAACTTAGACTCATTAATAGAGCTGGTCAATCTGCCAATAAAGGGGGTTTATTAGAACTTGGGGGTGTTACTGATGATGGTGTTTCAAGGTCAGATGTATTTGGTGCAATAGCAGGTTTAAAAACTAACGCCACTTCTGCTAATAGACAAGGTTATTTAGCCTTCTATTCAAACGATGGGGATAGTTTAGACGAAAGAATGCGACTTACTTCTGGAGGAAACGTGGGCATAAACACTACGAGTTCTTCTAGACTTCTTGAAGTACAACTTACAGCAACCAATGCTTCATTACACGATAATAGTACTGCGGCAGTTCATTTTGGTAGTGGATCAGGTGATGCAAACACGGATGGGTATATACAAGGTATATCATTCGGATATAAAACTGCGGGGGCGAATACTTACGCAAAAACAGCACTAGTAGCTAGAGGTCTTAATGATGGGGCAGCAAGACAAAGCATGGCATTTCTTGTAGATACAGCAGCAGATGGAGGTTCGGCTGAAATAGGAGATGCTAAATTAACAATAAATGGAACAACAGGTGTTGTATCAGGAGATTTAAATGATACTTCTGATATTGCTTTTAAAGAAAATATCTTAGATTTAGGAAATACTTTAGATTTAGTAAAACAACTACAGCCTAAAACATTTACTTGGAAAAATGAAAAAGCAGAAAGAGGAGACTCTGTTGGATTTATTGCACAAGACGTAAAATCAATAATACCTGATTCTACTGTAGTTCAAGGAACAGAATATGAAAAAAATGGAGATGAAGGTTACAGTATAAATACAATAGGATTAGTAGCGTATTTAACTAAAGCTATCCAAGAACAACAAGAACAAATAGAACAGTTAAAAACTGAAATACAAACCTTAAAAGGAGAATAATATGGCGATTTCATATTCATGGGATGTAAGTACTGTTGACACTTACCCAACAAAAGACAGCAACGCTGATGTCGTGCATAACGTACATTGGAGACTAACAGCAACAGATGGCACTAACAAAGACTCAAATGGTAACAACTGGACAGCAGATGTCTATGGAGCGCAAGGATTAGATACAGATAGTATCTCTAACTTTGTAGCCTTTGGAAGCTTAGATGCTGCAAAAGTACAAGGTTGGGTAGAAGCAGCTATGGGTGCTGATACTGTTACTAAACTTAAATCAGGCTTAGATGCACAGATAGCATTAAAGATTACACCAACATCAGTTACAAAAAAAATCGGTTAAAAGTGAATGGCACTACTCCCAATAACTCCACCGCCAGGAATCGTTACCAACGGAACAGCGTACAGTAATAAAGGTCGATGGACTGATGGTGATTTGGTTCGTTTCCAAAATGGAAATTTAAGGCCCATTGGTGGTTGGGAAAAACTAAAATCTACAGCACTAACAGGCACACCAACAGCTCTTTATACTTATTCAGATAACGCTGGTAATCCAATTCTAGCGGTTGGTACAAGACAGAAAGTTTATGTTTTAACTAGAAACACTTGGTATGACATAACACCATCTGGTTTTGTAACAGACGCATCACAAGACCCTTTAGGGTTTGGTGCATACAATTACAACGTAGAAGATTATGGTGATGCTCGTTCTCAATCAGGATTGCTTTTTAACACAACCTCTTTTTCATTTGATAACTGGGGTGAATATTTAATATTTTGCTCCGCTTCAGACGGTAAGATCTATCAATGGCGACCTCATGGCGGAGGAACAAACACTCCTGATGCAGCTGGAACTGCAATAACTAATGCACCGACAGGTAATCTAGGTGTTGTGGTCACTAATGAGAGACACATATTAGCGATTGGTTCTGGTGGAGATCCAAGAAAAATTGCTTGGTCATCAAGAGAAGCATCTACTACTTGGACAGCAGCAGCGACTAATACAGCTGGTGATTTACAAGTACCGACAGGTGGTAGAGTTATAGGTGCTGTTAAATGGCAAACAGACGTTATTTTGTTTACCGATACAGGTATAGCGAGAATGTATTACACAGGTCAGCCATTTATATATGGTATTCAAGATGCTGGTACAAACTGTAAAGCCATATCAACAAGAGGAATCGTTAGTGCTGGTAATTTCTTAGCATGGATGGGTGAAAACAGCTTCTTTGTTTTTGATGGTTCTGTTAAAGAGATTCCTTGTGAAGTGCATGATTACATATTTGACGACCTAAGATACAGTTATAGAAAAACCATAGCTGGAGGACACAACTCTAACTTTAATGAAATTTGGTGGTTCTTTCCTTCAACCGATTCTTCAAAACCAAATAAATACGTTGTTTGGAATTATTTGGACAACAGTTGGAGTATTGGATCTATGGATAGAGGTTGTTGGGTGGATCAAGGGGTGTTTGACTATCCTATTGCTGCGGATAACGCTGGTTTTGTTTACCAACACGAAAGCACTACATTAAACAACTCTCCTTCATTGGGAACTTCTGTACCTTTTGCACAATCAGGGCCTATAGAAATAGGTAATGGTGATCGTTGTGTGCAAGTCAATCAGATTATTCCTGATTCAGAAGCTAACACACTACCTGGTGTAACCCTTAGTTTTAAAGGAAAGTTTACACCGCTAGGGCCTGAAACAGATTTTGGCTCTTTTACTTTTGATTCAGCAGATGGATATACGGATGCAAGGTTTACAGCTCGTCAGGTACAGATGAAAGTTACAGGTGAAACGACACAAGATTTTGAAGTGGGTGCTATAAGATTAGATCTAAAGAACAGAGGTCGTAGGTAATGGCGAGAAAAACATTTACAAGACCAGGTGAACAATACGATAGGGAATATCAAAACTATTTGGTGTCTGAATTAGAGAACCAATCTGGCTTAACCTTTAATAAAGGTGAGCGAATTGAAGCCAATGGTGGCGATCAGACAGAAATAGTTTTGGTGAGTCCTGATGGCTCTAAGTTTAAAATACAAGCGGACAATAGTGGAAACCTTAGTACAACAGCAGTATCATAGTGAGGACTGGAAACCTCATTGGTTAAGGCTAAGACACTTATTGGTTCCAGCTATTGAGTTACAAGACCTTTATGCTCTTGAAGATATAGAAAATGGCATAGAGAATGGACAATTTCAGCTTTGGCCCGCAAGCGAGTCAATAATGATAACGGAAGTGGTCACTTACCCACAAAAACGTATAATGAACTTATTGTTTTGTGGTGGTGACGTAGAAGAACTCTTAGCAATGTTGCCAGAGTTTGAAAGGTTTGCCACTTATTTTGGGTGTTCTCGTCTCTACGGAGGGGGAAGAAAAGGATGGCAAAGATTTTTAAAAAAACATGGGTTTGTGGAAGAACACATGATTAGAAAAGAACTGGAATAAATTATGAGCAAAGGAAAAAATACAACAACTCAATCAACAACGATTGATCCAGCACAGTTAAGGATGTATCAAGGTCTTTATGACACAGCAAGAGTTGTGGCTGACCAACCCTACATCCCATACACAGGAGCAAGGATTTCTGGATTCAATCCAGACCAATTACAAGGGTTTGATGCGACTAGAAATATGTTTGGTCAATCTATGGGTTACGATCCTAGAGGTTCACTAAATACTTTGGCTAATATGCAAGCACCTAGTATCTTAGATAGAGACATTGGTGCTTATCAAAACCCATACACACAACAAGTTATAGACACCACATTAGCTGATTTAGATAGATCCAGACAAATGACGTTGAACAGAGACGCTGATTTAGCGATTGGTGCTAATGCGTTTGGCGGTTCAAGACAAGGAATTGTTGAAGCAGAAACCAATAGAGCCTTTGCTGAACAAGCAGCCAGAACCGCTGCTGGCTTACGACAAGGTGGTTTTGATAGAGCTACATCACTAGCTGGACAAGATATTGGCAGAGAAATAGGTAACAGAGCCTTCCAAGCTGGTTTATTCGGTAATCAATTAGCAGATCAATACAGCAATTTAGGATTACTAGCTAACATAGGTAGACAGCAACAAGGTTTACAACAAGCTGGATTGGATCAAGCATACAATCAATTCTTGGATGCAAGAGGATATGGAGGACAACAGATTGGCTTACTATCATCTGCATTAGGATTAATGCCACAACAAACTTCAACCACACAAACAGGAAGAAAAGAAACTGGAATGGGTGATATATTAGGTACAGCTGCTCAATTGGTTGGTGCTCGTTTAATGAGACCAGCTTAAATTACGGAGATTTATAAAATGGCAATAGATAATTTATTAAATATGCAACAAATATTGGGGAATATACAACAACAATATCCTGTAAATTTTCCCACACCTGTTCCTCCACCACCTCCACCACCTACGGTTAATCCTAGAAATTCTAAAAGACAGAACTGGGCGGATATGCTCTACCTTCTTGGTGGTGCGTTAAAGGGCAATGATATGTCGCAAGATATGAATATGCTTGAGCAGAGCCGACAGTTGCGTACTGCTAGGGATAATGCTGCTAAGTTAAATGCATCAATAGATAATAATCCTAATTTAAACGCATCACAAAAAGAATTGGCTAAAGCAAACCTAGAGTTGTTTGCTAAATATCAATTTGAAAGTCAGTTTGGAACTCCTAAAGAAAGGCGAATTATTAAAGGAGCTGATGACTTTCAATATTATGCAGATACAGGAGAAAGGGTTTTTCCTGATGTTGTTAAAACTCCAGACGTAAAAGATGCTTTTGGAAACGAAGATAAATTAAGAGATGATTATATTAAATCTTCTGGTGAATTTATAGATGTTAGAAATTCTTTTGATAGAATTTTATCAGTTACAAATAAAGAACCTACTGCTGCTGGTGACTTATCATTAATATTTAATTATATGAAAATGCTTGATCCTGGTTCTACTGTTAGAGAAGGAGAGTTTGCAACAGCTAAAAACTCTGCTGGAGTTGATGATAGGTTAAGAGCACTTTACAACGGAATAGTAGAAGGAGAAAGATTAGCTCCAGATACAAGGGCAGATTTTGTTAATCAAGCATTTAATCTTTATGAAGGACAACAAAGAATACAAGAAATGAATATGGATTATTGGAAAAATCTTGCTAAAGAATATGATTTCAAAGAAAGCCGTATTGTTCAAAATTATGGCGCACCATTAGCTCCAAAAATATTTAAATCTAAAATCAGGTTTATGTCAGACGATGAGTTGGCAATTTTAGATTTTAGTGATCTTACTCCAGAGCAACAAAAAGTTGTTAAAAAAGAATTAGAAAGAAGAACAAAATAATGGCAGACAAAAGTATTGCAGAACTACAGGCTAATTTAAGAAATAAAACAGCAAAAAAAGAAGTACCTGTTGAAGAAGTTGGCATGGCAAGTGGCATTGGAAGGATGACCGCACAGGGCCTTACGCTTGGTTTTTCTGATGAAATAGGTGCTGGATTTATGGCTGGGGTGGATTCATTATTTAACGACAAAGATTTTAGTGAATCTTTTGATACTAGACTTGCTCAAAACAGAGCAGAGTTAGATTCATTTCGTCAAGCAAACCCAAAAACTGCATTAGCAAGTGAAGTGGTTGGTTCAGTTGCACCTGTTATAGCTTCTATATTATTAACTCCATTTACAGGCGGTGGTTCTACTGCTGCTGGAATTGGAACAGCAGCTAGGCTGGCGGGGAGTACAAAAAAGGTTTTAGGTGGTACAAAAGAGGTTTTAGATAAGACATCTCTTTTAGCTGGCGGTGTTACAAAACCTGGAGCTAATCTTTTACAAAAAACAATACAAGGAACTAAATTAGGCGCAATACAAGGTGGAGTTGCTGGAGCTGGGTACTCTGAAGGAGATTTTTGGGATAAAGGTGGATCAGCTCTTATAGGAACTGCCGTTGGTGGTACAGTAGGAACTCTTTTGCCAGGTTTAACTACTGCTGGGGTAAAAGTTGGTGGCAAACTTAAAGATAAAGTTAAAAAAGAATTTAATGTAGAAGAAGTTAATAAAATAAAAGCAGTAGCAAATAAATTTGCTGATGATGAAATATCTCCAGCAGAAGTTGTTAAACAAATTAAAGATAATGTTGAAGCTGATAAATTACTTGGAACTACACCTGTTGAAATATTAGCTGATTATGGCGGAGACGCTGTAGTTAGAAAATTAAGAGGAGTTAGAACAAGAGTTCCTGGCATGAATATAGACCAGAGGTTAATAGAAAGAACTTCTGGAACAACAGAACAAAAAGCTGCTTCAATAGGTGCAAATCTTCCTAATATTCAATCTACAAGAATTGCTGGTGCTTTAGAAAGTTCTTCAAAAGGAACAATCAAAACACCAAAAATAAGTTTAGAAAGTGGTGTAGATGATATTGAGCAAACAATTCAAAAGAAATTAAATCCTTTATACACCAAAGCCTTTAACGACAATCCTGTGGTTGATAATTTAGAAATGTATAAATATTTACAACAACCTATTATTAGAGACGCTTATGCTAATGCTATCCCTTTATATAGGCAAAAATTAATTGCTGAAGAAAGAACTCCTGTTGCTATTCCTCCTCTAAATAAACTATTTGAAAAAGAAAAAGGAAAAATAGTAGGCGTTAAAAAATTGTTACCTTTAGAATTTTTGGACATGATTAAAAGAGCAGCCGATCAGAAAACTTATCAAAAAGTTAGAGAAGGAACGATTGATAAACAAATGTCAGGCCCTAGAAAAAAAATAGCCAATAATTTTAGAGATTTGTTAAAAGAATCAGTAGAAGGTGAAGAATATGTAACTGCATTAAATCAAGCATCAAATCGTTTTGAATTAAAAGAAGCATTTGATCTTGGTGTTAAGTTTCACAAACCATCTGCAACAGGTGATGCTTTTGAAAAAACATTTAACGCTTTAAAAAGTAATGCAGAAAAAGACGCTTTCAGAGTTGGCATCTTTCAAGAAATATCAAAAAGAATAAATAAAACTGGTGACAATCAAGATTTAGTTAAACAAATTCTTATGAGTCCAGATTTAAGACAGAAAATTAATATTTTATTTTCTGGCAATCCTTCAGCAAAAGATCAATTTGTTAATAAGCTAGTAAGAGAATCAAACATTGGTAGAAATACACAAACAATTACTGGTGGATCAAATACAACAGAAAAATTAATGGATTCAGCCGAAATGATGAACGCTCTTGAAAATATTGCTATTGTTGGACAACAACCTACAAGTTCTGCTGGAGTAAGAGCGATAGGAACTTTGGGAGCGCAAGGCTATGATTATTTGACTAATCCTTTAGGAAAAGCTGCAAGAAGAACTGGCGAAGTTTTAATGGAATCTGATCCAGCAAAACAAATAGAAATGCTGCGTTTAATGGAACAGCTTGCAAATCAACAAAACAGAAGAAATCAAGCAATAGACGCATTAACTAGATTAGGAACTAGGGGTTCAGCAACAGCAATTAATAATTAATCCTATGTTTAACAGGTAAAAAAAATTTGAATAGCTATGTCAAGAACCACAGAACGGGTTGGTCGTTCTGGCGAGTATTTCGTAGCATCACTCCTCTCCCAAATATCTGATACAGTTCTTATTGTTCCCCACTCGGCTGAAGCTGACATATTATTTCAGCACGACAACATCCTTTATAAAGTCCAAGTCAAAACCAAAACCAAAATAGAAAAGCACAGGGCCAACTGGCGTTTTGATATGCGAAGAGGATCGCACACCAAGAATCGTAACTATGAAGATGGATCTATAGACATCTTTGCTTTTGTTTCTTTGGAACACATGAACGTAGTCTTTCGCAAATTCAGTAAAGCCATTACCATAACTATTAAAGACAAAGAGATCAAAGACAACAACCCCATAGAAAACATATTAGACATATTAGGTGCTTAAATAAGCACCAACACGCACCAACCAGCTTTCCAACCCACCTAAAACATTGGTATATAAAGACTTACGAAAAGAGTAGACAGATTAGGAATAAGTCTATATTATTATCATAGTAGTTCATTAAATAACATTGTTATTCATTAGCTACTTGTTTGTAAAATGAAATTATTTAGAGGAGAAATAATGGAAACCATAACGAGAGATAAGCAAGTTCGTGGCTTACATCTTAGAGAGTTTGACTACAGCAAATCTTTTTACTTGGATTACACAATCGAAGGTAAAAGACGCAAGGTTAAACTTGGAGAACTAACCAATAACTTTGGTTGGAAAGAAGCACGATTCAAAGCGATAGAGACACGCAATCAAACCCAAGAAATACCCAAGCCACAGAAACTCAATATAAGCGAGGTTTGGTCATTATGGAGTGTCGACATAGGTTTACAAAAAAAGTCTCGCAAACACGATGTAGAGATGTTTGAGGGGGTGATTTTTCCCTATCTTAAAGATAGAGATATTAGAACCATAAAATACTCGGATCTAAGAACGCTACACACCGACTTAACTAACAACAATGGCCCTTATCGTGCTAACGCAATTCTGCGTTTACTAAGGACATTATTTAACTACATGGAATCCATTGGTGAACTATCACCTAATCCTTTTCCTAAGAAGTTTCGCATGAATAAAGAATACAAAAGAGTGCGTTACTTAACTCAAGAAGAGCTGGCACGCTTGACTGTCGTTCTTAATAGAGAAGCACCCTTTAAACAAAAGCAAACCACTTTAATTTGGTTGCTACTGTTTACAGGAGCAAGGATTGGTGAGTTATTAAAAGCCAGGTGGTCAGACTTAGAGGGTAATGTCTTAACGCTTACCGAACATAAGACAGACCATAAGGGTATAGATCGTAAGATCTTTTTATCCAATCAAGCTATGCAGCTGTTGGATAACTTACCCAAAGATGGAGAAAAAATTATAGGTTTTGCATCATCACCTCAAAAGTGGTGGAAGCGAATATTAAAGGAAGCCAACATAGATGATTTAAGATTTCACGATCTTAGACATTCGTTTGCTTCTTTTATGGTTTCTAACGGCAGTACGTTAGAAGAGATAGGTGGTCTTTTAGGTCACTCCGATACGTCAACCACTAAACGCTACTCGCATTTAATGGCAGACAAGAACCAGGAGAACGCTCAAAAGACTTCAGATAATATTAGTAAAATGATTATGGGGGGGTGAAATGATACCTGTTGCAGATAAAGTTTATATACAAAAATTATATTCATCTAAACACTTAGAAATTAGCCTTCAACAAGCCGAAGATATAATTAAAGAATATTATCAATTTCAAAAATTTATAGATGCAGTAAAAAAATTATAGGGGGAACAAATGACTGAATTTAGAGACGCAGTAGAAAAGCGAAGAGGATTGCAAGCCTATGAGGAATGGGCCAAGCAACTTAAATATCATCATTACAACGACTACATAGAAGAAAGAGTCTTTAATGATGGTAGTAAAACTTTTACCGACATTAGAACTGGTAAAGTAACCCAAGAACCAAGAAAGGAACGTAGGAGAGATTTAATAGATTCTTCTCCTTTTAGATGGTTTCTTGAAAAGATTAAATTTTATGGAGATAACAATGCTTGAAGAACTAAAACGCATACACAATAGACTAGAGCAATTCCTAGCGCACACCGAAGCTACTAACGTACCAGTAGATCAAATAGAGTACGCAAGGGTGATTGGTGAAGCAAAGGATCGTTTGGGCGATGTAATTTTAGAAGTAGACGATGCAGAAAAGAAAATACTCTAAGTTGACTAAAAGGAACAAAGAAGCCAAAGCACTTAGAGAGCAAGGGTTTACTGATATAAGATTAATTCATGGCTACGTTGTGGGGGTAAAAGATGAAAAAGTGCATACATGAAATTTATTTACGCAAAAACCTTTTGCATTTAAAAGATAAATATAATCTTACTGTTGCAGCTATATCTGATTATTTAGAAGTTGATGAAAAGGTAGTGAGAAATTTTTTGGAGGGTAAAACTACCTTTTTAAGATCTAAAAATTATAAACGCTTCTGCAAAATAGATAAATTTGAAGATGAATTAAGAAAAGCCTATGAATATAATCCTGAAAAATTAAATGAAGAGTGAACCATTACGTTATTCGTTCTATTTTAAATCAGAGCTGCATCCAGAGGAGATACGCTGGCGATGGAAAGACGAGTCCGACCATGAAGCTAATAAGCACAAAACCTTCAAGCCTAAGATAAGCGACTTAAAGATTCTTAGTGAAGTTCCAAAAGAATTAAGAACGGAAATCAGAAGGGAGCTGTATAACGATATTGTGGAGTGCGAGGGTTAATTAATAGAACTTAAATGCCCATCAACTGCAAATATCTGTCTGGCAGTTTCAAAAGATATATCATACTCTTCTGCAAGGGCAGTTATTCTTTGTCTGGAAGCGTGCTTATCGTAATTCTCTAAGTTAATTAATTTTTTAACCGTTACTGGATATTCTTGCCAATGTGTTATTTGCTCTAGTGTTCTACCACAATACTTACAGCTGGCATTGCCACCTACAGTTAAATTGCCACACATATTAATACAAGGATTGTCAGCTAACGAAGTTGCGTATCCTTTCATTACGTTCATTTTTTTATAACTACTCAATGGAACACCTCCTTTACTTCAGCTGGATCAAACCAAATGTCTAAAGGTTCGCCATCTGAATTAGCAGTAAATTCTTCTTCAAGTTTTAATTTCCTTACTGGATTTTCAAAATAATCACGAAAAGAAACCCACCCAACGCATAAAACAAAAGATTAAAAAATCTATATAAGAATCATCAGCAATAATAAATGGTGGCATTATGTGTTCTCCGCTTCTATTTCTAGCTCAAGTTCTAAATAGTGAATTGCTTTTTTTAAATCTTCTGTGGCTGGCCCTTTGTTACCAGCTCGTAAAATGTATTTGATTGCGTTTGATTTACACCAGGACAGTTTTAGTTTTTGTATTACTTCTGCTGGTTGGTATTCTTTTTGTTTAGCGTAGTGATCTCCTCCGACTTGGATCTCGGTTGCTTTAGAATTGCCCCATTTTAGAGAATCCCACTCTTCAGGAGTTATATCATTGATCCTTTTACCCATGTTCATTTTAGTTCATAAACATTCTTGCATTATACTTCCTTTTATATTTTAATTGCAGATAGAGAAATGAGGAGTTCATAATTTATACTAATTTTAATTAATTTTTGATAATCGGTTGACACGATTAACTAGAATAAATTAAAATTTATAATAATTAACACCGAATAAAATCAAAAACATTTTTAGGAGATAGGAATATGAACAAGATGTTGAGTACAGGTGAGTTGGCACAAAGGTTCAAAATGAGCAAGGGTACGCTTTGTAATTGGAGAACTGCAAAACCAAAGAAAGGCCCACGCTATATTAAACGCAAAGATACTGGTAGAGTTTATTATCGCCTTGACGATGTTGAAGCGTATGAACGAGAGCAAATGGAGTTCATAGAAATTTAAAACGAAAGGAGTTTAGAGGAGAGAAGTTTTGGATCATAGTAGTATTGCGCCATCATCATTTGAACGCTGGTCAAATTGTCCAGCATCACCTTACCTATCTAGCATATCAGAAGAACAACCCACCCACGTTGCAGCACTTAGGGGCACAATCAATCACGAAGCTGCGGAATCATTTTTATACAAAAGAAGTACGCCTGAAGAATTTTTAGGCACAGTCCATAAGGTGCAAGGTCATAAGATTATTATTGAACAAGAAGATATAGACATCATCAAAACTTACACCGACTACATAGAGAAAAGATTAGAAGAAACCAAAGGCGAACTTTATTTAGAAAGAAGGTATCGCTCAAGCGATGAAATACATCCAGAGTTATTTGGAACTGCGGATGCAACTATCGTCTATGGTAACAACATAGAAATAATAGATTTAAAGACAGGCAAGTGGAAAGTAGAACCAAGCAGTTCTCAATTAAAAATATATATGCTTTTATGCCTACAAGAATTTGGATCGGAAGATACCGAAGATGTAATCACAACAATAGTGCAACCAAAAGTTAATCCTAAGATTAGCTCGCAGAAGCATGACTTGATGGGGTTACTGCATTGGGGATTAAACGATCTGAAAGAAGCGGCTGAACGCTGTTTTGAATTAGAACCTGAACCTTGTGCTGGAGATTGGTGTCGCTTTTGTCCAGCCAAAGAGTTCGTATGTCCAATATATAACAAGGGAAATAAAGATGACTGAAAATAAAGAACCCAAACCTACATTAACTATCAACGATAAGGAATATTTTGAAGCTGATTTGAATAAAAATGAAGCTCGAATGTTGACGATGCTTAAAGCATTACAACCTGAAATTGAAAGTTTAGATCTTCAGCTAGGAACGAGATTAGATCATAAAGATCGTTTGATAGCTGCATTAGAATCATCATTGGAAGCGTCTGGATCAGAAGCGGAAGATGCTGAAATCATTACAGAAACCAAGCAATAAGGAGGAAATATGGCTTTTAAACTTAGTGATATAAAAGAGAAGATAGAGAGGAAAGCACCACGCATTTTAATACATGGTGTAGCTGGACTCGGTAAAACAACACTAGCTGCATCTATTCCAGGAGTCATCTTCATTCAAACTGAAGATGGATTAACTGGATTAAAAGATGATGTTCCACACACAGGACTTCTTAAATCTTACGATGATGTAATGTCCGCATTACATGAGTTGGCTAATGAATCTCATAAATTTAAAGCTCTGGCACTCGACTCGCTCGACTGGTTGGAAGCTCTTATATGGCAAAAGGTTTGTGAAAACGAAAAGGTAGATTCAATAGATAACATTGCTTATGGCAAAGGTTACAAGTTAGCCGTTTTGCTTTGGCAAAAATATATTGATTACCTTACTCAACTTAGAGACAAAAAGAACATGGTTATCATGCAAATTGCTCATACAAGCATCAGAACTTTTTATCCGCCAGATAAAGAAAGTTATGATCGTTATGAGATTGCTTTGCACAAAGCAGCTTCAGCGAAACTGCAAGAGCATAGCGATATTGTGATGTTTGGAAACTATGATGTGAACTTAGTGAAGTCTCAAGGCAAGATGGGTAAGCAAGAAAAGCGAGCTGTATCTAGCGGTGAGAGGAAACTATGGACACAAGAGAAGCCAGCTTGGTTGGCAAAAAATAGATATGGTATGGAAGAGCAAATAGATTTCTCTTGGGATGCCATTTTAAATTCAATGAAAAACGGAGATAAAAAATGAGTGATGTAAAAGATTACTTTAAAGATGGATTGACTACAGAAGGTATGGAAACACCTACTTACGATAATTCACCAGTTCCAGAGGGCAAATACATTGGCAAGATCGTCAATGCTTCTGCTGAAATTAACCCTGAATCTTGGTCAGATGGAGAACATCTAAAGATTGAGTTTGAAATCACGAGTGAACAAAGCAAGGGTAGACACCTTTGGAAAAATATTACTTTGGTTGACAACAACGCAGACTACGTTGAGTGGGGTAAACAAGACCTGATGCGTTTAATGAGTGCAACAGGGATTGGTTCTTTAACAGGTTTCGACCAACTAATCGGTAAGCAAGCTGGGTTTACAGTTAGTATTAATAAGAATGGGTATAACGACATTAAGCGTTGGACTGTTGCAAAAGATACTAAACCACAAGCTAGTGAGCCTGTTAGTGAAGATTCCGAGAAGAACCCCTGGGATCAATAAGAGATACTCGACCATCAGCTTGTGGCATCTGCTTTCGTGGATGTTCAGGTCTGATGTATCGAGATCCAAGTAATAGAAATTCAAAAGCAATAGGAGCATGTAGTATGAGTCACTTAGACTTATTAAAGAATGGACTTAGAGGAGAATTGCCAGAGAAAAATGAGAATGGTTTTGTGGTTAGTGATGATTGTAGAGATTACGCAATCAAACAAGCTGCTCCCTTTATTAAGGAACATGGCCCTCATTTAAACAAATGGGATAAAGATACGGTATCTGCATTTATAAGCGTAATTGTTAGAGCGTATAAAAAGAAAGAATCTGAAGTACCGTTCTAATGAAAGACGTAGAAGATTACTTTGAAGGTGGTCTTGCTCTTTCTGATGATATAGCTTTTCCGAACACAGCTGGTGATATTACCGACTTAGTTCGGCAAATGAACAATGACGGATTAAGAGTAGATTACATAGACACGACTGGTGAACTACAGAGAGTTCCAGTAATAGCCACGACAGGCGTAAGGGCAGATCGTTCAGGTGAGCGTTCTGGTTATTACGTTTTCTTTCAAACGGATCAGTTGATGGTCTGTGTTTATGGTAATTGGAGAAGCAATCTAACTTGGAAATGGTCTAACAAAGCGGTATCCAATTTATCCCCTTCACAACAAGCCGAACTCTCCAGACAAGTGCAAATAGCTAATGAGAGGGCAAAAGCTAATCGCAAAGAAAGGCAAGAAGAGGTCGCAAAAGAGTGTACTGAAAGATTTGAAAAAGGACATGAGCTTAGCAAGGAACATAAATATTTAGTCTCCAAAAAAGTTAAAAATGTAGGGTTAAAAATTAACAACAGAAACGAGCTGTTGATACCGATTCGCAGTATATCAGGGGAGATCGAATCATTACAGACCATTTCACCGAAAGGGCAAAAAAAGTTTGCCACTTGCTCTAAAGTTAAGGGTGGTATCTTTTTAATTGGATGCGACCACAATTCCTTACCAAATTTGTCAGAAATATATGTGACTGAAGGTTACGCAACTGGCGTTAGTGTTGCGGAAGCAACCAACAAGCCAGTAGCAGTAGTATTCGCTGCTCCTTTTTGTTTAGAAGCGTGTAGCGAGATTAGAAAGGTTAGTCAGGCGAAACTTATTTTAGCGTTGGATAACGATAGCAATGGCGTTGGTGAGAAATGTGCTAACGAGACCGCACAAGCTATTAGCAACGCAATATTACGCATACCGCCAGAGAAAGGTGATTGGAATGATGCGTATTTAGAACATGGTATTGAATATGTAAGGAACGAATTAATACAAAGGACTGTCATAGGTATCCGTCAATTTGCGGTTCGCGATCTCTCCTCATCTCCTCCAGAGCGTGAGTGGTTAATAGATGGTTTAATTCCTATGGCAGTTCCAGGCATATTAGCAGCGGTGGGTGGTATCGGTAAGAGTATGGAAATGCTCAAGCTATCTATGGCTTGCATTAGTGGTGGTCAATGGATGGGCAAAGACGTTACACAGCGAGGAAATGTTGTGTATATCGACAGCGAATCAGATAGGGGAGAACTACATAGACGCTTGTGTTTACTAGATCCAAACAACACAAGGAAAGACGCACTCCACGATTTATTTTGTGTAACTGTGCCTGATTTACCACAACACTTGACATTGGTTAAAGAAGATAGCGGTGGGTTAGGTTTAACCCCAACTGCACTTGAATTATTAGAGGAGATAAAGTCTCACAATCCAGTCCTGGTTGTATTTGATCCATTACAAGCGATGATAAGTGCGCCAGTCAATTCAAACGAGGTAGGGCAAGTGTGGGGGCAGTATTGTGCAAGCATGGCTTCCAAATTAGCTTGTAGTGTTATCTCTATACATCACATGAGTAAGGTTTCGTTAGGTAAGAGTGATGATCCAATGCTTCATAGAGCCAGCATAAGAGGAGCAAGCTCGCTGGTGGACTCACAGAGATGGGCAGCGGTTATGTATCATGGGCCAGAGAAAGAAGCAGAGTTTGTGTGTACGAGATATGGTGTGGACTACGATCCAAATAGATTGGTGCGATTTGCAATGGTTAAATCCAATTCGCAAACGGACATGAGAACTAAAACGCTCTTTAGAAAAGATGCGGTTTTAGAATTGTTAGAAGAAACTCGTAATGAGTATGTAAAGGGTAATCCCTGGGAGGATGAATGAATTGTGAAGGCCCATCAAAGAATAGTAAGAGAAGAAAAAGAAATTGAAGATGCACACAATGTTTTTGGTAAATGGTGGGAAGATATTGATACAGATATAAAAAAAGCCGTAGTTAAACCAATAGAACGTAAGCAAGCACAAGAAGTCATTGAACAATATGAATGGTTAGGGTGTATGCCAGCAATGGTTAAGTATTGTTTTGGTATATATTTTGAAAACAATTTAGGTGGTGTTGTGGTTTATAGTCACGAATATTCAGAGAATTTAGGACATTGGGATAAATATGATTACACAGGCAAGATGATCTTGTTATCAAGGGGAGCTTGTGTTCATTGGGCGCATCCACATAGTGCCAGTAAATTAATAACCAGTTCAATGAAGATGCTTCCAAAAAAATATAAAGTAGTAACTGCAACAGTTGATGAATTAGCTGGAGAGATAGGAACAATTTATCAAGCGTGTAATTTCCATTACATAGGCTCTATGCGTGAAAACAATCCCAACGTAAAGAACTCAAAAGGAGATAGATTTGGAGTTCTAATTAATGGCAAATTGTATGGAGCGAGAAGTATTAGACAAAAGATAGGTACTCAAAGAAAAGCAGATATTTTAGCTAAATGGCCAAATGCTAAATTTGTGCCACAGAAAGCAAAGAAAAGATACTTCTATTTTTTAGGCAATAAAAAGGAGAGGAAGTATTACAAAAAACAAATTGAACAATTTATTAAACCATATCCAAAGAGGAGTTTAGAAAATGTCTAAAGGATCGGATTACAGACCTTTCAATAAAGAGAAGTTCGACAAGGAATTTGATCGGATATTTAAGAAGAAAGAACCCAAAAAGAAGGATGAAAAGAAGTAATTTAATGCACATTCTATGTGCAACGATGCACATTCTAAGGTCAATCATGCATATAGAATGTGCACATATCCTATTATACTACCTATACTATTTATGCTTTGCTCCCACCGAAGGTGGGGAGCAAGCATTGCGAGGGTGAATGATGGAGTATAAGTGGATGGTGTTGGGGGATATAGAGAGGGAGGAGAACTCGGCTTTAGTGAGGTTGGAGTATGTAGCGAGGTATTCGGATTTCAGGGTGGTGAAGCGAGCGTTGTGGAAGGATTGGTTCAAAGCGAGGGTGGGGAGAACTGATCTCTCGCCAGCAGATAAATTGGTATTGTGGATCATGGTGGATCGGTGGAGGTTGGCGAGCTGGAGCTGTCGCGATTCGGTTACTTATTTGGCTAAAGCGACAGGGATGCACAGGAATACAGTTAATAATAGTATTAAGCGATTGAGGGATAAGGGGATAGTGGTTTATACGAGCGAGGACGATTTAAGGTTGCCGAGAAAGGGAGAGCGCACGCACTTTTTATTGGTGGGGTTAGCACATACGCTCTCTAAGGGTGGTTAGGTCTGTTCTTTTCCGTTCAATTCAATATATCTATTATTGTCTTGAAAGTCATAATTGGTATGAAAGATATATCTATCTTCATCAGCGTTTTTATTCCTATCCCATACACTTATATAATCTTCTGCACAATTTGGACTGTGTTCAATATAAATAGTTAAACTTCCAGTTTCTATATAGGTGCTATCTTTAGACTTTTGATCAATTTTAATCGCCATTAGCTTTCTCCTCTATAAACGATACGAATAGGTATATCCATCTATCTCTATATCTGTGTAATACATACTGCAAGCTGTTTCCCACGCATCAAAATCTATGTAGCATTCTAAGGCTTCATCAATTTGATTGAACTCTAAGAAATCATCACGCATAGCTTCTGAAAAATAAGTATCTTTAATAAAGGTAACTCCCCTAT